TGTGGAGTAGCTCAAAGAGGTTTTGGTAAAGCTATGAAAGGTAAATAGGTTATATTATGGCAGTAAAAAGAAAACGTAAAGGTACAGGCATGAAAGGAATGACCATCGGTGGTGGTCATAAACGTCCTACCAAAGCTGGTGCCGGTATGACTAAAAAGGGAGTAGCTAAATATCGTAGGCAAAATCCCGGTAGTAAACTTCAAACTGCTGTAACAGAATCTAAACCTACTGGTAAAAGAGCAGCAAGACGTAAAAGTTATTGTGCTAGATCAGCAGGACAAATGAAGAAGTTTCCTAAAGCTGCTAAGAATCCTAACTCAAGACTTAGACAAGCTAGAAAAAGATGGAAGTGTTAGATGGCTAAAGGCATGGCACATTTTACTAAAGATGGTACACCCTATTATGGTGAAGTTCATAAAATGCCAGATGGGTCAATACATAGTGGAAAGACACATACTAAAACATCCAAGAAGGTAATGCACTTTAAAGATTTATCTACTACAGCTAAAAATAAAGCAGGTGACAAAATGGCAAAAGATACATATAAAGGAAGAAAGATGAAAAAAACTAAGTATATGTCTAAGGGTGGTGTTGTTCGTCAAAGATATGCAATGGCATCTAGTAAAAAGAAAAAGTAATGGCTATTGGTAGATCAAACATACCACAACAGATTACCAAACCTCCTCAAAAGAAAAAGCGTAAAAAGAAAGTTACATCTTATAAACGCAAAAAAGGATAAATTAAATGGCGACCAGTGGAACATTTACATTTAATTTGGATATAGACGAAGTTATTCAAGAAGCAATGGAAATGATCGGAGGAGAACAAACTCTAGGTCATGAGCCAGCCTCCGCTCGTCGTTCTTTAAATCTAATGTTAAAAGATTGGCAGAATAGAGAAATTTTATTATGGACAACAGAAGCATCTGTTATATCTCTTTCTACAAGTACTACTTCATATCCTCTTAGTGATTCAACTATTGATACCTTGCAAGTTATTTTAAATAGAGATAATACTGATCTACCGTTAGATCGTATTTCTTATGAAGAATATTTACAAGTCCCTCGTAAAGGACAGACAGGTAGACCTACTCAATATACTGTTAAAAGAAATAGAGACAATCCTACAATATTTCTTTGGCCTATTCCAGAAAATTCTACAGACAAATTAAAAGTAGAAAAAATTAGTGAACTTCAAGATATAAATAAATCAGCACTTCAGAATGCTGATATTTCTAAAAGATTTCTACCTTGTCTAACTGCTGGTCTGGCATATTACATGTCTATGAAAAGAGCAGGGGTTCCTGAAGGTAGAATTACAATGCTAAAACAAAATTATGAAGAGCTATTAGCAAGAGCTAACACTGAAGATAAAGAACGAGCTAGCATGTATATTAGACCAAGACTCGGCTATATTTAATATAGAGTAGTATTATGGCAACAAATAAAAATGCTAAAGGACTTTGTGATACTTGTGGATTTGCATATCCTTTAAGAGTATTGCGTATGAATAGCTACGGAATGCTGGTTTGCCCTGAAGATTTTGAGGGAAACTTTGATTTAAAAAATCATCCACAAAATAGAACTCCTGCTACAAGAGATGACGAAACCCTTCGTAATCCTAGACCTCCTCTTAATAATGATAGAAATGTTGCTTGGCAACTAGCTACGACTGAGTGGGAAAACGAAACAACTGAATGGAATATGGTTTAATGAGTAAACTTACTGGAAACTTAATTGCAAATACATATAAACAACTCCTGCAGGTTGGATCAAATAATACGGGTCTAACATCAACTGAACAAACTGTTCAGGATGGATCAGGAGAAAACTCTGCTTTAAAACTAAGTAAAAGTGCTGTAGATATTAATGGAACATTTAAACTTAACGGTGTTGCAATTACAACCAATGCATCAGCTATTAATGCAATTACCGATCTAACAGGTATTACAGGTCTTGTTGCAGTAAGCAGTGGAAATGTATACGGCAGGACACTTACTGCAGGTACAGGCATAACAATAGGTAATGGAGATGGTACTGAAGGCAATCCTACTATTGCTGTAAGTTTAGCTGACACAACAATTAATGTTGCTAAAGTTTCTGCATCTGCCGCTACATTTAATGGCACTGTTAGTGCAGCATTCTTTGTAGGTGATGGTTCAGGTCTTGTCAATGTTCCTTCTGCTGAAGGTGGTACTGTTAAGTTTATTGAAGCAGGTACTGGTATTAAAATTACAGTTGATGGTGCAGTATCAAGTAATATTCCTGTAAGTGGTACAATACTTGTTTCTGCAGACCAAAACTTTGGTACAGTTTCAGTTAGTACTGCTTTCGTTGCTACAGGTTCTGCAGTCTTTGGAACTTTAAGTGCAACTAATATTGATGCTGACGAACTCTTAATGGCAGGTGTATCTGCCGCCAATGTTACAGAAGTTGCAGCAGTTTCGGCACTTACAAAAACTAATCTAGATTCTATAACAAGTATTAATTCTATTATAGGAGACGGTAGTAACTTTGCTACAAGTGCTGAACTAGCAGCAGTATCTTCAGCTTTGGCTACCAGCATTGCTACAGCTAACACAAGGATAACATCTGTTAGTGACTTTGCGGTAGCATTGTCTGCAACAATGGCAACCAGCATAGGAACTGCTAACACCCGTATAACATCTGTTAGTGATTATGCAGTTGCTCTTTCAGCTACACTAGCCGCTAGCATAGGAACTGCTAACACTCGAATAACTTCTGTCAGTGATTATGCGGTTGCTCTTTCAGCTACGCTAGCTACCAGCATTGGTAATTCTAATGCGGCTATAACTTCTATTAATGCTATTCTTGGAGATGGTAGTAACTTTGCTACAAGTGCAGAACTAGCTACAGTATCTGCTGCTCTTGCAACAAGTATAGCTACAGCCAATACTCGCATAACATCTGTTAGTGACTTTGCGGTAGCGTTGTCTGCAACAATGGCAACTAGTATAGGAACTGCTAATACTCGAATAACTTCCGTTAGTGATTATGCGGTAGCACTATCCGCAACTCTAGCCACAAGCATTGGAACCAGATTAGCCATTGCAAATAATCTTTCAGATTTGAATAATGCTGGAACTGCTAGAACAAATCTTGGAGTGGCAATTGGAAGTGACGTTGAGGCTTATGATCCTGATATATTAAAGGCTGATACGGCAGATGAATTAACTGCTGGATTTAGTGCTGCTGCTTATAATGCAGGTACACAGACTACTGGTACTTACACACCTGATGTTGATAATGGAAATTTCCAATATACAATTAATGGTGGCGCACATACATTAGGTGTTCCTAGTAAGAATTGTACGATGGTAATTTTATATAAGAATAATGCTAGTGCAGGAACAGTAACTACTTCTGGTTATACTAAAGTAGACGGAGATACAATTTCTACTACGGATGGAGATGAGTTTTTCTTTTATATTACAAGAGTGAATGACGGTACAACTACATTCTCTATGCTGACTGTAAAGGCGCTACAGTAACATGACCTTTCCAGCACCTATAGTTCAGGGTGGTATTACAATATTTGATACTGGAACTATCATCACAATTTCTGCTAATACTGCTGATTATAATTTAAGAAATGATCTTGTAAATAATTATAGTTGGGATGGCACAAGTGCTATTGATGTTACTCTGAATATTAATTCAGGCATAAATGTTAGAGCAACTACAATAGGAACTGCAGCTATTACAGCCGACCTTGTTGCAGGTTCTAATTTAACAATTAACAATAGCGGAACTATAGCAGGAAGAGGTGGTGCTGGAGGTAGTGCTGGCGGTCCTAATGGTGGAGCAGGTGGGGCTGGTGGAAACGCTATTGATCTTACAAATCTAACTTGTGTTATTAACAATGCTTCGGGAGCTAACATTGCCGGTGCCGGTGGTGGTGGCGGTGGAGGTGCTGGCGGTACAGGTGGAGGAAGTTCTGATCCAGAATTGGGGTGTAGTGGACAAGTTTCATTCAGTGGAGGTGCAGGTGGTGCAGGAGCAAGCACCGATAATCCCGCTACTAATAATGCAACTGCTGGCAGTGCGGGGCAAAGCAACTCCGGTGGCGACGGTGGGACTGGAGGTACTGGAGGAACTTGGGGAAATGCTGGAGCAAGTGGAGGTGGTGCTTCGGCAAACCCACCTAACGAATGCAAATCGGCTGGAACTCCCGGTAGTGGTGGTGTTGCAGGTAAAGCAATTTCTGTAGGGTCAGGTGCGTCTAATACCTTAAATAATTCTGGAAACGTGTACGGGGCTACAAGTTAAAATGTCTATTTTATTTTTTGGAAGCAGAAGACCTAAAGGTGAAACATTAACTATCACTTCAGATACAGAGAACTATAATCTGTCTAATGTTTTACAAGGTAGTTTTGGTTGGAACGGTGTAGACCCTATTGACGCTACGGTTGTTATTAATAGTGGTGTAAATGTTTTTAGCCAAGTTACTAATGTACCAGCATTTACTGCTCATCTTGTTGCAGGAAGTAATTTTATTTTAATTAATAATGGTAACATTATTGGTAGAGGTGGAGACGGTGGTGGTGCTGGTGGTGGTAGTGGCAGTAACGGTGGTGCAGGTGAAAATGGTGGAGATGCTATTAGTTTAGAAAATATTACCGCATCTATTACTAATGCTTCAGGCGCAAACATTGCCGGTGGCGGCGGCGGTGGCGGCGGGGGAGGAGGATACCGAACCTGTGATCGCTATGATGATGAATCTAGTACTTGTAGTGATTGTACTAATCTAGACGGAGGTAGTGGAGGTAAGGGCGCAAGCTTTGATGTTCCTCCTACCAATACTAATACAAGTGGATCATCGGGAGAAGCTTCTACTGGAGGACCAGGAGGAACTTGGGGTAACGTAGGTACAGGGGGTGCAGCAGGAAGTGGTCCTGCAGGTAATGTAAACTGTAGAGTTATTGGATCAGGTGGATCGGGAGGTGATGCAGGAAAAGCAGTTAGATTAAATTCAGGTGCATCGGTAAACATAACAAATAACGGGAATATTTATGGAGCTACATCGTAGATGTTATTTTTAAACAACCGCACTTACATTGCACCTCAAAATAGTTTATACTATTACCAAGTAGATAACACAGGGAACCAATATAAAGTACCTAAAAATAGTTCAGCATGGATTATTAATAAAGAAAGTGTATCGGTTAAGAATTGGGGTACATGTTTTGGTGAAGTTATTATTACTATATATGGGTACACACCACCAAATAGAACTGCTCAAATTAATTTAAATGCTTATTTACCTTATATTAATGGGTGCAGTACAAATAATATCCTACCTCCTATTCGATCTGGTGATCCTTGTATGCAATTATTAAAGATACCTGCTGGATGCTCAGAACAAAAACATCACATTCATTCAACAGATAGAGTGGTATATGTTTTATCGGGGAGAGGTACAGCAGTTTCAGGTGTAGGTTCTAATGTAGAGAGACATAAATTAGTTGAAGGCAAAACTTTAATTTTAAATGCTATGGAGCCACATCACTTTGAAACAGACGATGAAGACTTGATTGTTGTTCCTATGCATATATGGTCTAGTACTAATGAAGAATTTAACCATCCTATGATGTTGGGAACACATGTTGTCTAAAAAATATATTATGTATACACTAAAGTTTTTTGGTTTGTGTTTTGTTTTTTATGGTTGTTTTGCGTATTCTCAAGAACAAGTTAGAGTAATGGTGCAGCTTCATCAATCGGAAAAGAGTTTTATAGAATGAGTTTAGTATTAAAAAGAATAGATAATCCAATACCGGGAAGTGATAAATCACCTTCTGATATTGATCTAAAGGTTATGGTTCTTAATGCAGATAAGACAGATTTTGAAGAGCAGTGGAAAGATTTACTAACTGTTAAAAAAGTTGTACTTGAAAGATTTGATAATCAATATGTAAAAAACAGAGATTGGTATTTTCCAGAACCTGAAAACATTACACAAGTTGAACAATTCCTTAGATCAGAAATAACTGAAGACCAAGCAACTACAGTTATAGGAAATACTAAAGAAGAAAAAGTTGACAATGCATTACAACAATTTAAGAATAATGCATCTAGATTATTTATTGAGGAATTATATCAAACTAGACGTCAAGAAATTTTAGATGCTACTGATCCTCAAACTTGTGTAGATATTTTAAATAATCAAGATGAATTTATTAATCCTATACCTGAAGAAGAATGTGTAGAGTGTGCAATTCTTTTACATACTGCTGTAGGTGTTGGACGAATTAGAAGTGTTTTCGGTCCATTAGATATTGATTGTAGTATAAAAGTTTTAGATAAATTTGTTGATATATTTAATTTTGAAACTCAGACATCGGTTGATGTATCAACAGATGCACTAGGTGATAAATTAATTTTTGCTCGTCCAGATTTTTTAAGAGTTGGATCGGGTGAATATAAAAAAACAACTTTAGATGCTATAGGAAAAGATATTCATTGTCTTTGGAATGCTATTGATCGAACAAATACTTTATCTAGTAATTTAAAGTTAGAGGGTAGTCCAATACCTGACGCTACAGGATTTACAAAAACCTTTATAGAAGTAGCAGATGAAACAGGTGTAAATCTATGGAATGAAGATAAGGAAATAAAAGTATACTGGAGTGGCGGAATAGATAGCACAGTAGCATTAGTAAGTCTATTAAAATCTAAACCGTCTGATTGGCACGATAGATTAAAAATTATTTATACTGACGCTTCTATTGAAGAGTATTCTTTATTTTGGAATAATTATATTGATGGGAAAATTCAAACAGAAAAAGTTGTAGAACCAGTAAAAGACCCTGATAAATATTACATGGATAAACCTTTTTTCTCTCCCATTCTAAAACACATTGAAAATAATTTAGGTACTGGTATATCTGTTACAGGTGAATGTGGCGATCAACTTTTTGGCTCATCAGGATTGATGTCCCATCCTGAACTATTTCTTATGACGGTAGATGAATTTTTAAAAGAAAAACATCCTGACAACATAGATGAAATAAAATTATTTAATTCTAAATGTCCTTATACTATATCTTCTATTGGAGATTTATTTTGGTGGTGGAATTTTAATTTAAAATGGGACGAGGTAACTTATAGAGCATTGTCTCTTGTTAAAAACAAAAATGATTTAGCTAACTCTCGTTCCTTCTTTAGAACTGATGATTTTCAAAAATGGTCTATTTCAAATCCTGATAAAAAAATTAAAGATACTTTAGAGTCATATAAATTTACAGCGAAAGATTACATCTTTGATTATACCTCAGATGCAGATTATAGAGATAAAAAATTAAAACATGGTTCTTTAAGAGTTAGATGGGGAAGCACTATAGCAATAGATAATAATAATAATATTATTTATGCTGGAGATACCTCAACTAATACCGACTTGTTAAAAGATAAATATGGAGATTCACTACAAAGGTTTATTAATTAAAATGAAAAAAATAATTTTAGCAGCTATTTTATTATTTTTATTGGTGCCTAATTATAGTGTAGCTCTAGCAAATACTTGGCAAATTGGTGACAAAGTAATTGTACTTTTTATGTGTAAAAAAGAAAAAGCTATAATGGATATAGCTTATGCTGATACTAAAAGTCAAGAAAAACTTAACTTAACTGTCTATAAAAATACTATTAATTCTAATTGTCTAGAAATAAGACCACCACAAATATTTTTAATTACTGATATTATTGGAAGTTACAAAGATTATAACAATAGAAATACTCTTATACTTAAAATTAAGTCACCTGTTTATACCTATTTTAAAGGTTATATAGTAGCAACAGGTGTTGAAGGAAAAGGAATTTAAGAATGCCCAGTACTTATACTTCTAGAATTAGATTAGAAAAACAAGGTGATGGAGAAAATCCTAACAGTTGGGGTTCTATTCTAAATCAAAATGTTATTGATCTAGTAGATGAGGCTATTGCTGCATACACTACCATTACTGTTTCTAGTGCGGATGTAACCTTAACAGCTAATGACGGAACGTCAGATCAATCTCGTAGTCCCCTTTTAGAATTATCTGGAACTGTTTCTGCTAGCTTAAATGTTATTGTTCCAGAAAAATCTAAAGCTTATATTATTAACGACAAGACTACCAGAGAAAATTCAGCAGTAATTACTTTGAAAAGTGGGTCAGGCTCTGGTTCAGGATCAACAGTTGCAAGCGGCAGCAAAAAAATGTTTTTCTGTGATAGTGTTTCTGTTTATGGTCTTGATTATTTAACTGCTGAAACAACTGCTAGCTTTGCAAAACTATCTTCGGCTAATACTTTTACAGATACTAATACTTTTAATAAACCTGTAACCTTTGCATCTGCGGTGGGCTTTGCTACAAGTGTATCAGCCACTAGTATATATACAACCTCTATTGCGGCTGATTCAGCAGTTGTTTCTAATGCAGTTTTAAATATTGTTAGTGTAGCAGGAAGTGCAACATTTAATTCACAAGCTACATTCTCTGGTCAACTTGTAGTTCCACCTGTTACTCTAACAGAAGCAGCATCAATTGCTCTTGATCTATCGACAGCCACTACCTTCTTTGTTTCTTTAACGGGCAATAGAACTTTGCAGAATCCATCAAATGCATTGCCGGGACAGAGTGGATATATCTATGTATTTCAGGATAACACTGGAAGTCGGACACTATCATATGGAGATAGTTACAATTTTCCTGATGCAGAGATTCCTGTTTTATCTACAGTAGCTAGTGCTGTAGATATGTTGGTTTACAATGTTCGGGGTGTAAGTGCAATTGATATGGTTTTAGTATCTTCATTTGGATAAAAACATATGCCATCTACTACTTCAAAATTAGAGAAATTAAATTTCAAGCCGGGGTTTCACCGAGAGTCTACTCAGTATTCTGAGGAGGGCAAGTGGTTTGATGGTGATCGGGTCAGATTTAGAGAAGGTAAACCTGAAAATTTAAGGGGGTATCAAAAATTTATTGATAACTCTTTTATTGGAATAGCAAGAGATTTGCTTGCATGGACAAATAATAATACAGAAAAACTTTTAGGGTTTGGCACTGAAAGTAAATTATACGTTGTATATAGTGATTTTCCTTATGATGTAACACCAATTGTCAGCACTGTTAGTATTGGAGATTTAGGAACTGGAGGAAGTTTCAATACTGCTGCTGGATCACCTTTAATTGAAGTTAGTTCTAATAATAATGGTCGAGCCGTTGGTGACTTTGTAGAATTTTCTAATACATCTATTAATGGATTTGGAACAGATGGCTTAGACTTTTCTGCCTCTTCTTTCGGTGGTCCAACCTTTGAGGTTGTTAGTGTTCAAGGATTAAATAATTTCTTTATTAGTGTAACTAGCATAGCTACTAGCACTGAAACAAATCAAGGTAGTGGAGTTGCATTCTTTTTATTAGCATCAGGTAAGTCAAATCCTATTCAAGGATTAGGATATGGTGCTGGTGTATATAATGCAGGTGCTTCTGCAACAGGAGAAAGAGCTTGGAATAGCCCGGCAGAATCTTCTAATATTGTTTTCTTAGGAACACAGTGGTCTTTAGACAACTTTGGTGAAGATTTATTAGCAGCTAGAGCGGGGGGACAGTTAATTCACTGGGATGCTACGGCTAGTTTAACCCCTGTTAGAGCAAGTATTGTACCAACATCTCCAGAGCAGATAAATAGCATTGTTATTTCTCCCAACGATAGACATGTTATTGCTTTAGGTACGGAAGAGTTTGCAACATCTGTATTTAATCCATTACTAGTAAGATGGTCTGATCAAGAAAGTTTTTCTAACTGGACTCCTTCAGTTTCTTCTACATCAGGTGAGCTACAGTTAATTGATGGTACTAGAATTATAGGAGGTGTGCGAGGACGTAATGCTATTCTTATTTACACTGACAATGCTCTATATACTTTACAGTATGTTGGTCCTCCGTTTACTTTTAGATTAGCTCAAGTCGGTACGAACTGTGGTTTAATTGGTCTACATGCTGCAATTGATGTTGGTGGTAGAACATTCTGGATGGGCGATACTGATTTTTATGTCTTTGATGGTTCGGTTAAAAAATTAGATTGTACCATTAGAAGATTTTTATATGATGATTTTAATATGACTCAAAAGTCTAAAGTATTTGCAGGACTTAATTCTGAGTTTCATGAGGTTATTTGGTTATATCCTAAAGAAGGATCAAATGAACCTAATGGTTATGTAATATATAATTATATGGAAAATACTTGGGTCTACGGAAGTAATTTTTATACTACCTATATTGATGATTCTATTTTCCTTGATACGGTAGCAACTGGAGCAGTAAGCGGTACAGTTTCAACAACTAACCCACAGTACCTTTGGCTTAATGAGCCAACTTCTGTTTTCTCTGGTGATGGTCAAGCACTATCTTCTTTTATTGAAAGTGCTGATTTTGATATGGGTGATGGTGATGATATTATGTTTATGGATAGAATTATTCCTGACTATGATATCAATCAAGGGACAATTAAATTTTCTTTAAATGTTAAAGATTTTCCTTCAGATTCTACAACGGAAGTTGGTCCTTTCGATATAACAAATCAAACTAGAAAAATTGATATGAGGGCTAGGGGTAGACAGGCTAATGTTAGAGTATCAACGTCTGATATTAATACGTCTTGGAAATGGGGTAGTGTTAGAATAGCTATGCAACCAGCAGGTAAACGATAATGTCTTTTTCATATCCTAACTTTAGTGTTAATTATAATATCACTGATGAAGAATTACTTCAACTATATAATTCAATTAATACATGGGCATCAGAAATAAAATTTTTATTAGAGAGTAGAGACATAGAATTAGATGCTAGACCTTCAACTAAAATTTACTCTGTTGTAACTGTCACAGAGATAGGTAGACCTCAAAGTGGTTATGTAGCATACTCAGCTAGCTCTGGCAAGTTTAAAGGTTATGTAAATAATGCTTGGGTTGATTTTCACTAGTTTTGCATAAAACTAATTTTTATTGTATAATATATAAAATATAACTTGGAGAATTATAGATGGTAGGAATGACGAATCAAAATGCTCCTTATAGCGGCATAGCTGGATTGATGGCAGCAAAGGGGCGTTATGGGGATACAGAGCTTTTGCATGTTAGACCAGATGAGCTTGCTGGTCTTGCTAGTGTAGGTCAGTTAACTATTAATCCTGATACAGGACTACCTGAAGCATTTAGTTTTAAATCACTGTTGCCAGCCGTAGGTGCAATTGCTGGTAGTGTATTGCTTGGTCCCGGCATTGGCACAGCTATTGGAAGTGGTGCTTTCGGTGCTGGAATTGGTGCAGGTCTTGGTTCATTTGCTGGTGGACTTGCAGCAGGTCAATCACCAACTGATGCTCTTATAGGTGGTTTAGTATCTGGTGCTACTAGTGGTATTATGGCGGGTATGATGGGTCCAAGTGCTGGTGAGCTAGCAGCAATTGGAGCAGAAGGTGCAACTACAGGGGCAGCTACATCTGGAGCTACTTCAGCAATTACTGACAGTACACCAATTGCATTTGGTCTTAATGCAGAGCAATTAGCTAACTTAAAGTATACACCATTAGATATTGCACAGTTTTCACAAGTAGCTGCTCAAGCTCCCGGTGCTACTGCTAATGTTCTTCCTGCAGCACAGGCAGCAGCAGAAGGGGCAAAAGCAGCACAGCAAGTAGCAACACAGGTGCCACAGTTTGCAGGACAAGCAGGACAAGCAGGACAGCAATTGGTTAATGTTCCTGTAGAATTAGCTAAACAATCAGGAACTTCTTTTACAGCCCCATTTGCTGCTGGTGAGGTTCCAGCAACAACATTTGTTAGAGACTTTGGTGTAAAAGGTGCAGTAGCTGCTCAAGAAGCTTTACAAAAAGCGGGTCAGGCACCACTAACAACTACTCAAATGGCAGGTGCATTATTGCAAAGACCATCAACCTATACTCCCCTAGCATTCGGTGCGGTAGAAGGTTTGATGGCTCCTCCAGAATTTGATCCTAATGCAGATGAAGGTTTAGCTGCATTAGAAAGCACATATACTCCTAGAGATTTAAGAGTAACTGGTGGTGAATTTACTCAAGGAGATTTAAGTCAAGAGGATTATACTAGACTTGCTTTAGAGGGTGGACTTCAATCACCCTTAACACCATTTAGATATGAGGAAGAAGATACTGTTACATTAGCTGAAGGTGGAACACCCGAAGCAAAAGAAGTTGATACTCAGGTTGAAGAAGATACTGTAGCATCTGAAGAGAAAAGAAAAGAAGAAGAGATACTTCAGAAAAGAAAAGCAGCATCGGAGGTGGATAAATTTATTTCTAATGCGGTAGGAGGGGCAGCACTAGGTGCAATGATACAGGGTGGATTAAATCAAGACCCTGCTGCTATTGCAACTCCATATGGTCAAGGAGCACAACCAATTAATACAGGAGCTAGTTTTGGATTTAATCAAGGTGGTCTTGTTGGCTTGTCTAATGGTGGCAGCACCAGCACAGGCTCAAAAAAAAATTCTACAGATAGTGTAAATATTCCTATATCTTTACAAGCTATGATGAAAAGATTAGGGGTTGAAGACCCTACTCCTTTTTTAGAGTTTGCACAAAAGACAAAACAGATTGAAAGTTCTGGTGGTGTTAATAGAATTAATCCTAACAGTAGTGCTAGAGGAGACTTTCAGTGGTTGACTAAAGTTAATCCTAAAGCAAAAAAAGGTGTGCATGGTTCAGTAAAAACTGCAGTTAATAGAACTATACTTTCATATAAAAAAGCAGGACAAAAGATACCAGAATGGTTAAAAACTTTAGATAATAATTCTACTAAGAGTACAAAAGATTTGGAAAAAAATGTATTATCTTTAACTCCTAATAAAGAATTAGACTTATTTTTTGGTAATATGAATTATGCAACAGGTAGTGATAAATATTTAAATAAGATTGCTAAAGGTGATAAAGGAGCAATGTATGGTGCGTACAGTGACATACACCACACAAGAGGGAGAGAAGATACACCTACTAAACGGCTATCAATTAAAACATTTTATAGTGATATGCCTGAACAAATTCAAAGAGCAGAAGGTGGGCAGATACAATCATACTTTGAGGGTAAAGTTATTGGTCCCGGTGATGGGCAATCAGATCAAGTTTTATTTGATGTAGAGGGTAATAATCCAGATATGGCATTGTTAAGCCCTGATGAATATGTTATACCTGCAGATGCGGTAGCTATGATTGGTAGTGGATCATCTAATGCAGGTGCAAAGAAATTAGATGGCTTTGTTAAAAATATAAGAAAAGAAGCTACAGGAAAAACAAAACAACAAAAGCCTATTAAGCAAGGCTTAGAATCATTTCTAGCATAGGATGAAATAAATGGTAGTTCTTACTGGTGATCAACAACAGTATTTGCAAAATACAGGCCAGACTTCTTTCACAGGTGTGGGTAGTGGTTTGGTACAGCCAACAGCAATACCTACAGCTACGGTGTCACCTGCTGTAACTACTCCAGTTCCTCCTCAACCTATTGGTCTTGTTAATAGAACTCCTCAAGGACCAGCACCCCAAACTTCTTTACAAACTCCTTTAAGTTCTTTACCTCCTACTCCAACAAGCGGTAAGGGAGGTATGGGTGTGCCAGCACAACCATCCCAACTATCTACCGGTATGTCTACTACATCAGCTTTGCCTACCTCTCTGCCATTTCAAAGACCAAATTTAGTTCAACGTAGTTCAACGGATGCTATTAATGCTTCAGTTCCACCTGTAAGATCAGGTAAAGGTGGTGGAACACCTGCTCAACCAACAGGAGTTAATAGTTTATTTTCTCCTTCTTATACTCCTGCTGTATATGATACAGGTGATGCATACAGTGGATCAGATTATGTAGCTGATTTCTTTAATATTGGTTCAGGTAATACAGCATCTCTACAGGCGTTGTCTACAGCTATTCAACCGGGTGCAATTGTAAGTGCGAATGAGGAAGATACTGGTCCCACAGATGCTGAAATTCAGGCACCAAAACCGGGAGAACCACTTGATTATTCAAATCAAGATTTTTCTGATGGTGATAGCGGTGATGGTGATGATGGAGATGGTGGTGGAGATGACGGCGGTGGAGATGATGACGGTGGTGATGACGGTGATGATGAGTAGGGTAAATAATTGAAGTTAATTAAAATAGAACCTAATTGCCTTGAAGCCACTTGGCCTTATGTTGTTGAGTTTATAAAAAAACCATTAAAGAGAACACAAGGTGAAAGAAGTTTAAATGACATCTATCAAGAACTACTATCAGACTATTTACAATTGTGGGTTGGTGCAGAGGAAGAGGATGGAATTTTAGGTATTTGTATAACACAACTTATTATTTATCCACAGTATAAAGTTTTGGCTATGCCTTACATAGGTACAAAACCACATACAATTCACAAATGGTTTGATTATGGAATGAGTGAAGATTCTCCAATTATTAAATTTGCAAGAGAACTAGGTGTAAAAAAACTTGAAGGATATGCTAGGGATGGTTGGTTAAAGTTTACACCTAAGTATGATTTTAAAAAATATACAACAGTTATTACAAGGGAACTATAGAATGTCTGTAAAAAATATTGTTTCTAAATTATCTACTCCAGAAAAGATTGAGCTATACAATTGTTTGTATGTTGATCTTGCTGGTAAGGGTATTGATGGAGATACTGAGTTAGCCCATGTTAATGTCGAAGAGATGCAAGTTCTTCGGGACATGGGCGGTTCAGGAACAATTAATCCTCACACAGGTTTGATTCAGTTTGGTGGTGGATCGGGTGGTGGTTCTCCTGCACCTGCTCCCTCGCAGTCAACCGTTACCAAAGAAACTATTCCTGAAGAATTAAAACCATATGTTACTGATGTTCTAGAAAAAGCACAAGCTCTTCAAGAAAGAAGAGAAGAGGAAGGATATGTTCCCTTTTCTGGTCCTCGTATTGCTAAATTTTCTCCAGAGCAGGAACAAGCTTTTGCGGGAGTACAAGATCTACAGGGAGCGAGTCAACCATACTTTAGAACGGCAGAGGCATTAACTGCTTCAAGTGCATTTGCTCCTAATGCAGCATCTGTTGGTCAGTTTATGAATCCTTATATACAAAATGTAATAGACATTCAAACAAGAGAAGCAGAAAGAACGGCTGATGTTGAAAGACAACGATTAGCTAAAAGAGGTGTAGATGCTGGAGCATTTGGTGGCTCTCGTCAGGCTATTTTAGAATCAGAAGCAAATAGAAATCTTCAGCAAAAACTTGGAGATATTCAAGCTAGAGGATTGGCGGCTGCATTTGAAGATGCACAGAACAGACTTGCACAACAGAGAAATAGAGAAAGAAGTGCTGGTCAACAATTTGCTTCTTTAGCTAGTGCAGTGCCAGCACAAACTCTTAGAGAGATAACTGCATTAGAAACTGTTGGAGCAACTAGAAGAGATGTAGGTCAGCAAGCCTTGGATATTGCTCAACAAGAATATGAAGTTGCCAGAACATTTCCTGAAAGAACTCTGCAAGACTATCAATCTATTATTAGGGGATACTCTGCTCCTATTCCAGCTAGTACTGTTCAGAGAACAACAGGAACTGCAGCAACACCGTCTGCCTTACAACAAGTTGGTGGACTTGGATTAGCTGCTCTTGGTACGGCTGGTGCGTTTGGTGCTTTTAAGAAAGAAGGTGGACTAGTGGGTCTTGCTGGTGGTGGTAAGATTGGAAAGTATGCTGACATCCCCGGACGCATTGGTGGTCCGGGTATTTTTGGTAATGCTCAACAATATCAAGTACCCTCTATTCCTGTTATTGATCCGGGTCCACAGTTTTTAGATCAATATGGAAGAGCACAAAATTTGCAAGTAGAAAGAATGAGAGAAGCATTTCAGGAAAAAGAAAGACTAAGACAGCAGCAAAATCCTTTGCTAGTGCCGACACAGACGCAAGAGAGTAAAGATTATTTAACAGCACTAAAAGGTATTGATTTTGCCAAACGAAAAACTGATGTAGAAGAAGCATATGCTAAAGAAGAAGGTGATATCGAAAGAGATAAATATCTTGCCCTTGCTAAAGCAGGTCTAGGTATATTATCAGCAAATCCTGCGGGTAAGAATCCCCTTCAAGCAATAGCATCTGGATTTTTAGAATCCAAAGCATTGGGGGATTTAAAAGATAGTTATAAAGATGAAAGAAAACTGTTAAGAGAACGAAGAAAAGATTTACAAGGCATTGAAGATAAGAAGCTAGCAAATATGGCTGGAGTGGCTAATTTAACACAGGCTCAAGCTGACGCTGTAAGACAAGCAGAAATTGCTAAAATAACTAATCAAATGGGAACGCTTGATGATAAAGGAAAATTAGCAAAAACATTTGGTGAGGTTGCTGATAAGGTGAGTCAGGCCTCTCTTGAGATAGGAAAAATTCGAGCAGATAAAACATATAATCAAGCCAAAGCTGCTGCTAAGAAAGCTGATCGAATATCAAAAAGTAAAGATCATAGAGAAAGAGAGGCTTTGAAACAAGCTAACATTCTTATTAATACTGCTCCCTTTATGCAAACTCAAGAAATAACAAACACTGATGGTACTACATCTACAGTATCACAAATTAATCAAGGTAAATTTAGAGGCACTTTCGGTGAAAAAGCGGAAGTACAAGCTGTAGAAGAGAACATGACACTTGTTAGGTCAATGATGGGTAAACTGGCTAGAGAAGTTGGAGAGGACGGTGCTAGTCTTTCTGTTAAGTTTGGTGGTCAAGTACTAAGAACTCCTTCTATATTAAGGGATAGAGAAAAGATACAACAATTGTATGAGGAATATTTAACAGGGAAAAAGACTGTAGGTTCCTCGGCAAAAGGGACACCTCCACCACCACCCGGTTCTGTTACCGTTGGCCCATAAATAGGAATATTAAATGTCTGAAATAACCTATAATCCAGATAGTGGGGTAGGCCATAGGTTGGAAGGTAATAAGTATATTCCAACTAAAAAAGCAGTAAACCCTGACACAGGACAGGTGTATCTATATAATGGAGAAGAGTGGAAAGAGGTTCCTTCTAATCTTCTGAAACCTAAAGAAAAAGAGACAGAAACTCCTTCTTCAACGCCACCACTTTCTGCAGAACCTTCTGCTGTTCCTGCAGAAGCTCCTCCTGTTCCTGTAAAGACTCCTCCTATTTCTGTAGAGACTCCTGCTGTTACTACAGAACCTTCTGCTGTTCCTGCAGAACCTCCTGCCGTTACTACAGAACCTCCTGTTGATACTGGAAAAGATAAGGTTTTCGGATTTGCGGGAAAGACTATAGGTGACAGATTTAGAAAATTAGAAGAAAAAGTTAAAAATAAAACTGCTACTCCCTTTGAGATAGCAGAATATAGTAAATTGTTTAGTTCTTATGGACGGTTTCGAGCATCTAAAATGTTAGCTGGAGCGGCTAAAGATGTAGCATCAACACCTGTTGAAATAGTCAAATCTCTAACAACATTTGTATCACCTGATGCAGCTAAAGCAATAAAAGAATCTCCTATTGGTGAAGTAACAAAAAAAATTAATGAAGTATTAGAACCTAATTTAAATGATGAAGAGCAATTAATTAGAGAGTTAGTAGTGTTATCTACTATAACTGGTTTAGGTAAAAAACTTTTTAAAGATGGATTAGACTATATAGCAAAGAAAAGAGGAAGAGAATTTTCTGATAAAATAAAAAGAACAGCAGAATTAGCTGGTGCTAGTGCAGGTGGTACTCAAGGTTTTGTACAAACCACAGATTTTAGTAAAGATGAGCAAGCAGCACTCATTACACTTGCAACTGATCCTGATATAGATTTTGGTCTTTTACCTGAGTCTGCAGTTGAGGCAATAAAAAAGTTTAGAGTAAATCCAAACGATCCTACTAGAAAAAATGAACTTCTTAAATATTTTGGTGCGATAGCAGATACTGCTGTTGGTTCAGCTTTATTTGGAATTTTAAAAGGTGTGGGATTTACTGGTAAAAAACTATTTACTAAACAAAACATTGCTAGGTTAAACACTGCTGCAGGAAGACTATTACGATCTGATGCTAATCTTCCGCAACCTTTAGCGGATGCCGCAAGAAAAAGAACTAGAGCAGCAGCAGGTTATGAAATTGAAATTAAAAAACAAATAAAAGATTTAGAAAGATCAATTAAAGATAATGATGTTGATGAAGATATTCTAAATGAATATATAAATACAGGTGCTAAAAATAGACAACCTTATATGGCTAGGGGTGTTCCTGAATCTGTGTTAGTTCAGGTAGACGATATTAAAAAACAAATTAAAGGTAATGAAGAATTAATTAATACTCAATTAGGATTAACAGGTAAGGCAAGAATTGGAGTGAATAGAGATCAAAACGGTTTCTATTTATCTAGAACTTTTGAATCTGCTAACAATCCTAAGTATTATGCTGAGATTAAAGATGCACTTCAAAATAAATCTTCTAATCCTCTTTTTATCACAAAAGTAGAGAACGCCAGAGCATATCTTAGAAATCAAGGTGTTGATGCTAATGATGTTGATAGTGTTATTACTACTATGGTTAATAGATTGTCTAAAGAAGATAGACCTCTAATAGATAAAATATTTAATGGCACTGCACAACAAGGGTATCGTCCTGCAACTTTAAGAGTTTTGAAAAGAAAAAAAGGTTTAGATAAACCTATATTGGATTTACTAGGTGAAATTAAATCTGGTAAGCAGAATCTTGCTACTAGCTTAATACAACAAAATAAATTAATAGCAGAATTAAAATATTTAAAAGATGTAGAAAAATTTGCTAAAGAAAATATAGGTGAGAACGTAGACTTGAGTGGTTTTTTTCCTATGTTACCTTCAGTAAAAACTACCTTTCAAACAAGTGCTGCTCCAAATATTGAATTTGGTTTAGAGCAAGTTGCCAAAGATGCAATTGGAAAATTTGGCGGTGACTCACGAAAAATATTAAAAGATATTTATACAAGTCCTGATATGGGTAGGGCTATTAATCAAGGTCTTGAGGTGTTTAATAGCTCTGGTAAACTTAGAAGCATCTGGGTTAATGCTGCATCATTAGCACAGGCAAAAGAAACTTTACTTGATCTACCTGCATATGCATTAAATCTTATTGGTGGTACTCAAAGTCTTATTGCTAATGGTCATTTTCTAAATCCTGTTGCTTATAAAGCAGCAGTAAAAGAAATAGGAACTTTAGGAAACCAGCTTACTTTAAAAAATCCTAAAGCTGTTGAAAAATTAGCAAAGCTAAGATCGCTTGGAGTTATTGAGCAGGATGTTACGGGAGAATTGATAAAAGCTGGTGCTGCTCAAATGCAGAATGCCACTGGCATAGTTGGTAGAACTTATCAAAAAGCAATGAGTAAGATAGGTTCTTTGTATGGTCAACCTGATGCATACTTAAAATTAGTTGCTTTTGAAAGTGAGAGATCAGCTTTAAAGAAGATATTTAAAGAAGGACCATCAATAAATAATATTATGAGAGATCGTAATGTTAATCGTAAAGAAGCTAAAAAAATATATGATAACGATCTAGATGAAAGAGCCGCTAGATATGTAAGAGAAACTATGCCTACATACGGTGATGCTGCTCCAATAGCTAGAGAATTAGCTAAGACTCCCTTAATTGGTAACTATGTATTATTTCCTAGTGAGGTAATAAGAAATACTAAAAATATTTTAAAGACTAGTATGAGAGATATAGCCGAGGGAACAAAAACAAAAAATCCTGCATTGATTGCACATGGAGCAAGAAGATTTGCAGGTGCTGGAGTTGTTGCTGGTGGTTGGGATATGGTTGCAAATCAAAATGAAGATGCTTATCAAATAACAGAAGCTAATAAAAAGTTTGTTAATGCTGTATCTCCAGAATGGACAAAAGGTTCAAAGCAATTTTATCTTCAACCATTTGTTAAAGATAACAATCAGAAAGACCCTCGAATAACATCTAGATATATCGGCTCTACATCTGCTGATACCTTTGATTTGCTTAAAGCACCTCTTCGTTTACTTCAAGCTAAGTTAGGACAAAATGGATTTGTTACTGATTCTGAAATAGACGATGCTATAGGTAATGCAACAAAGGGACTTATTGGTTCATATGTGTCTCCTAAGTTTTTAACAGAGGCATTAGTTAATGTTGTAAGCGGGACCAATTTAAAAACAGGTAAACCAATTTATGATGAGGCGGTAGGTGCTACAACCAAAGATAAAGTTTTAACAGCATTAACAGAGATTGGAAAATTTTTAGAACCGGGAACTATAAAAGCTGTTAGACAGTATGTTGAGTCGGTAAGTTCAGAAGAACTCTTAGGAGAAGGACAAGGGCAAAGAGCTTCTGGCTTTCCTCTAAGTTCTAAAGACTTGGAGTTTTATGTTAAGACAGGTATACGTCCAGTAACTTTAGATGTTCAAAAATCTATGGGATATGATATGTCCAGTAGATTAAAAGCTATAGCTAAAACAAAAGATAATTTTTTAGCTGAAGTAAGAAAACTTCCAAGAAGAGAAATAACTAATGAAGATGTAGATAATCTTTTAAAGAGTTACAAAGATTTACAAGAACGTAAATACAGAGGTATGCAGAAATTTACACAAAGACTTAATGAATTTAAAAATGTTTCATATTATGAAATACCTAAAGGTAAGACTGAAATTGATTTAAAAAATAAAAAAACACTAGATGTGAGGGGAGTTTTAGAAGCAGCTACAGATCAGTTTTGGTATAATCCTAATGACAAATTAATCTTACCATTGGTTGCAGATACGGCAAAGAATGTCCAAAAAGGAGTATTCATACCTGATAATTTAATTGGAGATATGAGTATATTTAAAGCTTTAGAAGATAGGCAAGTAAAACCTGAAGTATCTAGTAAATTACAACAAGGACTAATAGATATATTTTCAGAATATATTCAAAAGCCTTTGGTAGAAGTAAAGGATTAGTTAATGGAACTAGATGTAAGAATGATAGTTCAGATTGGGGCGGTCATTGCTTCATTAGCTGGTGCATGGGGGTTGGTTCGATCTCAGGTGGCAACTCTTAAACAACGACAAGACGAACAAACAAAATATCTTGATGAGTTGAATAGAGAATTAGATGCAGCAGAAAACTCAGTTTCTGTTTTACGTCAACAGATAACCGTTCTATCTAATATATTAAGTCCTAGTAATTTAGAGGAACAGAATAGATGGAGGGGTTCAATTTCTGAAAGAATAAAAAAAGCAGAAGCAGAGATTACCACTCTACATAAGATGCACAACGGAAGACATCCTAAAATAGAAACTTAAAATAAAAATGTAACAAGGTTAATATAAGGAAATATCATGCACCCATACCCATCAGTTACAAAATTAGGAAAACATGAACCATTTGAATTACAGGTGGTACGGAATCAAATAGAAAACCATAAAACGGTTTTCAAATTTGGCTTTAATCCAGACGTAAACAGTACGGAAGAAACTGTATGGGATGTAGGAGGTATTTACGCCTATCCTAGTTCTGCAGTTGCTATGACTGTAACAACAGACGCAGGTACACCAGCAAACGATAATGGTGTAAAGGTGATAGTCTTTGGTTTAGATGAAGATTACAACGAAGTTAATCAAGAAGTAACTCTTGCTGGGGCTGGTACAGCCACTACAACACAGACATTTCTTCGGGTCTTTCGTGCTTATGTTAGCGGATCGCAAGCACCTACTGGCAATCTAAACATCACCAATGGCGCAACGACATATGCTCGCATTACCCTTAATGAGAATCAGACCCTGATGGCCGTGTGGACTGTTCCTGCTGGATACACAGGATTTTTAGATCATGTCAACGTTGCTACTGGTACGACTAATGCCAATCAATATATAACTGCTCAGTTGGTTCAGCGTACACAGGGTGGAGTATTTCGAGCTATGATGAAACAGACACTTAGTTCTGGTGGTGTTGCAGATTTTGTTATACGTTATCCAATTTCAGTGCCTGAAAAAACAGACATAGAAGTAAGAGCAGAATCTTCTGGAGCAAACAACCTTATTTCTGCAAACTTTTCTATTGTCTACATTAAGAATGAGTCTTAATAATAGCAAAATGCTCTGTAAGCTCGTATAAGCCTTACTGGTAGATTTAGGGATTGTTCTGGTGGGTAGGTAGCCGAGGCTGTCTTTACCCCTACTCAGTGGTCAACGTAGGGAGTTATTTTTCTGTGATCAGTCAAATTTACAACGCTTTACCATCTCATCGACCTGTTCTTTGCCAAGAACCTCCAAAGCAGAGACAATAAGATTAATTAACTCTTCCTTACTTATATTCTTTCCATCTTCTACTTTGTTACCTCTAACTCTAGACAGAAGTTCTAGTGCTTTGATGGCGCTGTTAGTGTGTCCATTTGTTTTAGCAAAGGTATATTGATCTTCAATCTCTGCTACAACATCCACACTGGTCTTGAGTTCTCTGGATAGCTCTTCAATTCTTTCTACAATAAGATCATTCTGTAGAAGACGGTATCCTTGATTATATGCTGACCTATTAGAATAACCTGCACTCTTAGCTGCATCCGTAGCATTGTTGTTTAGTACATATGCCTGTGCAAATTTCTCCTGCTTCTCTGTCAGCACTATTCTATTCCTCCTACCGTCTTGCGAACAATGTCTTCGCTAATCCCATTTAAATAATATACCTCTAAAGCTTCAACGGGTTCTTCCTTTGTAAAGAATCTATGATACTCATTAGGTTTAACTGAGGTAAACTGTCC